TACGGGGGATAAAACAAAATGTGAACGAACAAAATGTGAGTGTAAAGCAAGCGTAACTGCAAATCAGTGAGTTACGAAGCACGAGCAGCACGAGAGGCAAAAAACAAAATGTGCACAAAACATACACGGCGCGAACAATAGCGCATACATTACGACGGGCGGCATGGGCGTTTTTTTGACGCGTGCCGCCTTTTCTGTATCTCATGGCTGCAATGGTATGAATCGAGGGAAAAACGCTTAAAATGTGGCTTAAAAACGTTTTCTTCGTTTTGGCGCATCATGAAACCTTTTATTTTCGATTTTATTTTATCAAATTATCCAATATAATGCGTATTTTGTATATTTGCAGCAGAAAACAATATAACAAGCCATGACGAAAGTAATACACGTTCACCTTATCTTCGAAAAAGAAGACCATTACTTCGGGTCTATAGAAAAGGTGTATAAAGAACTGGATGAGAATACTTTAGGAATTAAGAAAAGCTACCTGTACAAGGTGCTTCCTACAGAACACTGCCGGACGGTGACAAAGAGGGCCATCATTACCCGCTCGGTGCTTAAATAATCCCTTTTAAACGAAGATTAAAGCCGCTTTCAGGAGATTCCCGGAAGCGGCTTTTTTGTTGGGTTTATCTGTTAAATTTCCGTTAAAAACACGAACAGGCGTACTAACACGCATAGTACACGCATAGTAAACGCAAAACAAAATGTTCCTAACAGGCATAGAACACGCATAGTTTTTGCGATATTTTTATAGCCGAGTAAAACCCTTTATTGGTTAAAACATGGTTAAAATAACGCTTTATTCGTTTGAGTTATACCCTTTATTCTACCTTTTACGCGTACAATTAAATAAATAACTTGTTGATAATTAAGTATTTATTTGAAAAATAAGTGATTTATGTGGGGGTAAATCGCTATATTTGTACAAAATGAATTGAATACGCTATGGCAAAGTATTTACGTGTAATAGTAGATGTTATTGATGAGAATGAGAATATCATATCTCCTGAAAATGCAATGAACGGGTTTGTTACACCTCTTAATGAAAAAGAGATGAACAAACTTGACTTTAATGAATTTCACCACCGTATTGCTCAGTTTATCGCATCCTGGAAGCCAACTCATCATTTACGAGAGAAGTATTTCCCTGATATTCCTTATGAAGGCTCAAAGCTACCAGATGCTGGTTCTTCAGATAAGACGCGCATATATTTTGAATTCGCGTCTCTTCACATTGAATATCAAACAACGAAAAAAAACTTTCTCCCCTTGAAAACTTCGCAGAAAGATAATGCACAAGGGTGATTTTTACATTTTCTCTTTCCGACAGTTCAGAAATGGCCTCATATATGGGGCCATTTAAATCATTCATATCTCTTTCTGTTTCGTCAAAATATACAGAAGGATAGTCGTAAAAATGTTCTAACATATCTTTTATTCTACTCTTATAACTCCGACTACAAGGGCCACATGATAGATGTGGTCTATTGCAAGTTCGAATGGTTCGTAATCTTTGTTATCTGACACTATTGTAACATGATCTTTGTCCGTACCCGGCTTAATTCTCTTGATAAGCGGTCCCTGGTCAGTGTCCAGCACATAGACTTTATTCCATTGGAAAAACAAGTCTTGAAGGCTTAGACGCTTGCAGGCTACAATGTCACCACTGTTATATCGAGGATACATACTGCTTCCCTTCACTCCTATAAGGAAGTCTGCTCCCTTGAACGAAGGGATGATGTATCGGTCACATCCATATTCCATGACTGACTGATCACCGGTGAAGGCACCGGCCATGGCATTAATCGGAATAAGTGGTATCCCTTCATTCGATTCAGTGCGATGCGCTACTGGTAGTTCTTCGTTTTTCATTTCTTTATTTTGTGTTGATGTAATCATTTCACCTTCTCCCGTAAGAAGCCATAAAATGTTTAATTCGGGATATTGATAGATTATTTTCTCGCATTTATCACTTCCTATATTTCCTTCTTTGTCCAGAAACCCATTAGATAAACCTAAATCCTTGTAAAATTTATATTTACTAATTTCCTTAAACTCAATGAATTGCTTTAGTCTTTCTCGGATTCCCATAATTTTAATTGAAAATATTCTATCAAATTGTTTTATAATTGAAAATAAGCTACTATATTTGCAATACCGTTTCAAAAATGAAAGTGGCGTACAAAGATAAGAAATAAACTTATAAAACAGTTGTAATATGAATAAAATCAAGGAAGTAGTATCGGAAAACCTCTCAGTAGAGGTAACTCCAGATGAAAATTATGAGTTTTTAATGACTACGAGCGAAGTGGCAAAAGGTTACGGAGTGTCCAGTAATACCATTAGAACACACAAATCAGAGCATAAGGAAGAGTTTATAGAAGGCAAACACTTCATTGTAGTTGGGAACAATAATATGAATAGATGTAACCGCGCAAACCACGTCGTCGGTAAAACCGACGCCGATTGTTTATCAGGTAGTTACCCATTCAAAACCGTGTTATGGACAAAACGTGGAATTGTCCGACTTGGATTCTTTATCAAGTCAGAACGTGCAAGAATGTTTCGCGACTGGGCAGAAGACCTTGTCATCAATAAAGTGGAAGAAGCACAGCACATTGTTAAGCAAAGCAAACAGCTTGCTCTATGGCCGGAACCACAAAAGAGGAATCACAACCGTCTCACGAAAGAACGTCTGGTAGATATACTGGCAGATGTAGCCCGGATAGAAGACAAAGAACTTCGTATTTCCCTTGTAAACAAACTTACTCACATAAAAGCATAGAATTCATGAAAGAAAACAGATTTGAAATACTTATCCCTCACGGACTGAGTCAGGAATTGGAAAAGATATGCTGCGCAACCGCTCCCACAGTGAGAAAGGCATTACGTTTTGACAATTCCACTTCATTGAAGTCACACGAGATACGTGTTGCCGCGTTGCAGAACGGAGGGGTTTTAAGAGGAGCAGCCACTTTGGCAGAAGCCGAGGAGGCTATTAAATGCCCTTATGCTTTAATCGAGAAGCCTGTCAAGGTCTTGGATAGCAAGGGTAATGTAACGAGGGTTATCAATGAATAACATACAAGAAAATGAAAACGTATAGCACTAATAAGTATTTACAGCGTCTTGCTAACTTCCTTGTAGCGTATGCTGTACCGTTCAGCTATGACGGATTTACCATCGAGTTTACCGCATCTCAGCGGTTGGTAGATGAAATGCAGAACCTTGACAAGGTGCTGGCTAAAATTGATTTTGTTGTTAAATGATTGAACTATGAAAAGAAAGAATAAAAGAAACCAGCGCCTGTGTAAAGCGCTGGAGAATGAGATTGTTAAAGTTTTTTCGGCGATTTTGCCAGAAAAGGATTTGGAAACCCCTCAAAAGGGAATTGACTTAACGGATAATCAAACCAAAAATAAGCCAAAGCATCTGCATAAACGGAGTGAAACTCTCTATATGAGCCGCAATCAACGATTCCCTCACTTGGAAGAATATCGCAAAGAAATTTTGCAGTGGCAGATGAAATCTGTAATGCAGAAAAACGAAGATGAAGAAGGTCTTCACGTTTCAGCCACTTCTTTTGATTCCGTTGTGATGGAGATTTCGAAATGTATAGAAGGATGTCTGTCAGATTCGACTTCACATAATCATAGTGCGACTTACCTCCGTCAGCTTTTAATTGATTATAAAGCTGTACAATCTCTTCATTCTGGAAAGACCCTAATATCTCTTCATAAGGTCCATCTGATCTTACAAGATAATTTCTCAGACTCATGGTTTTGTAAATTTTTAAACATCATGCTGTCAGAGAGTTTGAATAATACAATCTCAAACAGCATAGACGTATAGTTAATAATTCATTTACAAATGTAATAAAAACCGTCCGGTCTGTGAAGATAGGGCGGACTTTTAAACTGAAAGCTTATGAAAACAAGAAACATACTTATCGCAATACTCGCCCTTGCAGTGGCAAACACATTTACAGAAGGATGGCTGAATATAGCCGGAATCGCACTCTTGTCTGCATCGCTTGTTCCCGTAGCAATCAAGATGGACAAGGCAGACAGATAACTCACACGCAGCTATAAGAACCTGCACGTTTTCAGGATAACGTGAATTTGTCATAGGATTGGTTTTGGTATGAAGTAAAGTAATCTTTAACGCAATAGGTATTGACAAGGCAAAAAGATGCAGGCGGCTTAGCTTCAGGTTCGATTCCTGAGGCTGCACAATCTAAGATTTGAACAAATGGCAGTAATATACAACGATAAGGTTTGCGTGTTGGCCTGCGATGTGATTCGTTTCGACGAAAAACACAGAGTAGGAAGCGAAACAGGCTTTATATCTAAGTCTAATTTTGACTGGATGAAAAAACAAGGCCAGCTGATAATCGCCCGTCGCAGCACACCCGGAAATCCTGCCCTCGTAGAATTTGAAACCATGAGACCAGACATCAAGCGCAAGTACGTAGAATCATACGGCGACCCGTATGCAGAACTGGCAAGCCGCGACCAGCAGAGCGAGCTGGAGAAGGAAGTGGAATACAACAACAGGGCATACACTTTCTTCCAGGCATACCGCTACGGCGATAACAACACACTCCCCCAGGAAAAAGTAAACGAATATACCTTGTCGGTGAACGTGATGGAAGCTTTGCTTCGCCTTCGCGACCGTCAGAAACAGAGTGCCATAGGTGGAAGCACACGCATCAACGTGTGGGAACGCCTGGGAGCACAGTGTCAGTCGCTCCTCGATGTGAAGGATGCCAAGGGAAAACCCTTGTTTCCGCATCACCTTCCGGCTTCGTGGAAATCATTAAAGCGCAAGTGCGAGGCATACGAGGAAGCCCGTAAGGCTGGCGATGAAGCCGGGTTCCGCAGCGTGATCCATAAGAACTACGGAAACGATGCCGCATCGAAGCTGAAGGAACTCCAGGGAAGCGAACGCAGCGAGCTGGCAGAGTCGCTTATCCGTCAGTTCCTGGGCCTGCACATGAACTGGAACAACGTACAGGTGATGCAGGAATACAACAAGCTGGCCGCAGAGTTCGGGCTGGAGGAAATCAAGTCGCCAGCCACCATCGGCGCATACCGTCAGAAGTACGATGTAGTGACCAAGACACGCCGTCGGGGCATAGGCGAATGGAACAGCAACCTGAAGAAGCAGGTACGCCGTTCGGCTCCGCTTACTGCGATGACCTTTTGGGTGTTCGATGGCTGGGATGTGGAAATGCTCTTCCAGCGTGAGGAAGTAAAGAAGGTGCGCAAGGGCGGTACCGTACGCGAAGAACGCCGCACCACTTATCACAACCGCAAAACCATCGTCGTAGTGCTCGATGCATGCTGCAAGTATCCCATAGGTTACGCCATCGGCGAAAACGAATGTGACGACCTTATCAAGGAAGCACTTACCAACGCCGTACGCCACACGCGCGAACTCTTTGGCGAGCGATACATACCGGTGCAGATGCAGTGCGACAACTACCACAAGAAATCGCTTTTCCCCTTCTATGAGCAGATGACGAAGTATCTCACACCTGCGGAAGTCAAGAATGCACAGTCCAAGATAGTGGAACCTTACTTCAAGTATCTCATTCTGGAATACTTTCAGAAGTTCCCTTCCTTCTCAGGCTTCGGCATTACCTCCAGCAAGGAGATACAGCCGAATGTGGAGTGGCTTAATGAACACAGAAAGTTTATCCCTACCGAGCAGGAAGCCATACGCCGCATTCATGGGGTGATGCAGATGGAACGAGCCAAGAAGATAGAATCCTACATGAAGGCATGGAGCCAGACACCCGACGAACGGAAGATGCGTTTCTCCGATGAACAGTACCTTCTTCTTATGGGTCAGACCAGCGGACGCACCAACAAACTGGAGTCAAGGGGCATTATCATGGAGCGAAACGGAATGCAGTACGTGTACGACAGCCTGGACCGCTCGCTGCTTGACCATCTTGGCACAAGCTGGGTAGTCCGTTACGACCCCGACGACACAAGCCACGTGCTCATTACGAATGCCGGAAAGAAAGGAACCAAGGACGAAGGAAAGGAAATCGGTACGCTGCGCTACCTGCTCTCTGAAAAAGAATCCGTGCCCATGGCACTGATAGACCAGAAGCCGGAACACTTCGAACAGCGCCGACGCATCAATGAGTTCAACGAATCGCTGAAAAAGGAAATCGTGGAAACGGCAGAACGGGACATCGACACCATACGCGACAGCGTGTTCAGTCATGCACTTCCTGTTCACAACATCCTGGAGCGTTTCTGCATTACCGACAGCCGCGGACAGCACAAGGACAACCGTAACGAGCTTCGCCTTCATGCCGAGGATGTGGAATACGAGGAAAACGACACACGCACCTCACGCACGGTTTATCCTGATGATGATGATGATTATGAGTTCAGCTCTACAGACGCTGGCTTTTCAAGATAATTTAAAACTGATTTAATAACCCATTAAAAAGATATTGAACTATGGACGCAAACAAACTTAGAGACTACATCGAGACATTAATTCAGCGTGGATCATCGGCCGCAGAACTGGCACGCAAGTGCGACGTATCGGGCGCTGCCTTCTCACAGTTCCGTGCAGGTAAGTACGGCGCAAAGGAAGATTCGATTGCCGATAAGATAGCCGTAGGACTGAACTACTATGACAACACCTGGAAGATTGTAGAAAGCGTATCGTCATACAAGCAGGTGAAGCTATACCTGACCGCCGCCAAGAAAAACCACCGCTGGTTCTGTATCAGCAGCCGCAGCGGTAGCGGAAAGACACATTCGCTTATCGACCTTTACAACACCTGCCCCGACAACTCGATTATTTACCTGAAGTGCTGGAAGTGGACGGCTAAGAAGTTCCTCCAGAAGCTGGGCAGATGCCTGGGTATCACCTTCACCCGCTATACGGATACAGATGACATGCTACAGTATATAACCTCTGCCATCAACCGTATGTCCGACCGTAATCCGGTGCTGGTGCTCGATGATGCAGGAAAGCTTTCTAACAGTGCCATGACCTGCCTTATCCCTCTGTATGACGACACCAAATACCGCATGGGCTGTCTGCTGGTAGGTACGGAAACACTTCGCCGCAACATCAAGCGAAACGTAGGCCGTGTGGACGGATTCGATGAGATAGACGGACGCGTAGTGCGTAACTACATCACCCTGCTGGGAGCCACGAAGAAGGACGTACGCGCCATATGTGCTGCCAACGGAGTGACCGACGCAGAAGAGCAGGACGAAATCTGGGGAAAGCTTGACAAGGTCGAAAAATATCCTACGGAAGACTCACGGAAAGCCGTGTGGTTTGTTGACGACCTTCGCGAGCTGGAAGGAATGATCATGGATAAGTTAATACGCCGTCAGGTACAAAATGGAGAGTTATGAGAAACTGGAGCATCAAGAACATAGAAGACCGGAAGTACGACTTTGTGCCGTTTTCCCCACGTTTTGCCGACCTGTTCGGCAAAACGGAGGCTACGGGAAACTGGATAGTCTACGGAAAGTCCGGTCAGGGTAAATCTTCTTTCTGCCTTCAGCTGGCCAAGGAGTTCGACGAAATCGGGAAAAAGGTGCTGTTTGTGTCGCTGGAGATGGGCGACAGCTACGACTTCCAGCAGGCACTGGCCAACGCCGGCATACGTAGCGGATGCAGCCGTATCTCATTCACAGACTCCTGCCATCCGGAAGAACTGAAGGAAGAACTGAGCAAGCAGCGCAGTGCAGACGTGATAATCATTGACTCCCTTCAATATTTCATCGACCTGTACCGCGTGCGTGCGGCCGACTTCATCGAGCTTCGCAGTAAGTTCAAGAAGAAAGTGTTTGTCTACATCTCTCACATGAAAGGTAACGATGTGGACGGCGATACGGCCTACGACCTGAAGAAAGATGCCTTCAAGCGCATCCACATAGAACACTTCAAGGCATCGTACGTAGGACGTGGAAACGGAGGTCCGAAAGGCTTCTTCGTGATATGGGACAAAGGATACCGCCAGTTCTGGCTCGAAAATGGAACTAAAAAAGAAACTGATGGAAACAACCAAGAGAATGATACCGAAATGGATGATTAAGAAGCTGCACGTGCTGTATGCACGCTACGGCTTGTCGGAGGAACAGTACCGCGCACTGATCCTGGAGCTGACCGACGGACGCACCGACACCACCAAGGAACTCACCTACGCCGAGTCGCAGTACCTGGCAGGTTACATCACCGGAGCCAACACCACCATCAAGCCGGTGGCCGAAAGGCTTATCGAGAAGTCGCTGAAATGGCAGCGCAGCGCGGTGCTGAAACGCCTTCAGCAGATTGGAGTAGACACCTCTTCCTGGGATGCGGTAAACGCCTACCTTCGCAGCCCTCGCATCGCCGGGAAGCCTCTTTACGAACTGGACAGCGAAGAGCTGTCCGCACTTATCCCAAAGTTAGAATCTATTAAACGAAAACAGAATGGCTGAATACGATGTTAACGACCAGCGCATAAACCGCATTAACTACATCCTTGACGAACTTCCCCGCATAGAGGAACGTATCGACCGGATTAATGCGCAGATAGGAAGCCGCGAAATGACGGGACAGCAGTTCCGCAATCTGGTGGCCGAAAGAAGCACCCTCGTAAAGAGGTACGATGAACTGAATCGCGAGGCGAAGGAAAACTACCGCCTCGTGACCGGAAAGGAGAAAGGAAAGATAACCTATAGCACGGAAGGAACGATATGAGAAAGAAATACAGAGTGTGGCGCGTAGTGATTAACGTACTGGGTCATCACCTGGCAGTGAGGTGCCGCCACGATACGGACAACCTTAGCGAAATAAGAGCATACTACATGCGAATCTATCGGAACAGAGGGCCTATACGGCTTTATTATACAGAATTTAATTAATATTGATTATGATAGGATTAATAGGAGTAGATAGCAATTATCCAAACCTTGCATTGATGAAGATAAGCATGTATCACAAGCTAAAAGGAGATATGGTTGAATGGTATAATCCTCTTAAGCACTATGACAAGGTATATGCAGCAAAGGTGTTTAATTTTACTCCATCTTATGGATATTATATTAATTCAGATGAGGTAGAGTATGGAGGAACAGGATACGACATTCACAAACTATTACCACGAGAAATTGACAGTCTACAGCCTGATTATAGCATTTATCCATCGATAGACGAAAAAACAGCATACGGATTTCTTACAAGGGGTTGTCCTAACCGTTGCAAATGGTGTGTTGTTCCTGAAAAAGAAGGGAAGATTTCACCTTATATGGATGTAGAACAGATAGCTATAAACAATCGAAAAAATCTTATCCTGATGGATAATAACATTCTAGCGTCTGATTACGGATTGCAACAAATTGAAAAGATAATCAAACTTGGTCTTCGTGTTGATTTCAATCAGGGATTAGATGCCAGGTTAGTCACTGAAGATATTGCAAAAATGTTGGCAAAAGTTAGATGGATTAAGCGTATTCGGTTTGGATGTGACACTCAGTCACAGATAGCAGAATGTGAACGGGCGACTTCTTTAATTGATAAGTATGGATATAAAGGAGAATATTTTTTCTATTGCATTTTATTGGATGACTTTAATGAGTCATTTAGCAGGGTAAATTACTGGAAAAAAAAGTCAGGAAGATTTCTTCCACATTGTCAACCTTACCGAGATTTTAATAATCCAAATCAAGTCATACCACAATGGCAAAAGGATTTAGCTGGATGGGCAGACAAAAAATGGATATTTAGAACATGTGAATTTAAAGATTTTGAGCCTCGAAAAGGATTTAGATGTAAAGAATATTTTTATTAACCTTTAAAAACAAGTAATTATGATTGATTTAAAAGCATTGACCGCAGAACAGAGAGCAGCACTGAAAGCACAGTTGGAAGCAGAAGACAAGGCCGAAAAAGACCGTGTGCAGAACGAACGCGAAGCCTACAAGCAACTTGTAGACCAGACGGTACAAAACGCAGTGGCAAAGCTTCAGAACCTATCCAGCGAAATGGAGAGACTGAAAGAAGAAGTATTCACAGAGTTTGCCACCCTTATCAAGACAAAGAACGAGCTGTTCAAGACGAAATCCGACCGTCAGAGCGACACATTCACCACAGCCGATGGTACAATGTCCATCACGCTTGGAAACCGCGTAAACGAGGGATGGGACGACACCGTAGAAGCTGGCATCGAAAAGGTGAAGGCGTACCTGAAAACACTGGCTAAGGACGAGAACAGTGCAGAACTTGTGCAGGTAGTCATGGGCCTTCTGGCCAAAGACCGCAAGGGAGCCTTGAAAGCCAACAAGGTGCTCGAACTGGAGAAGCTGGCAGCCACCAGCCGCGATGCAGAGTTCATCGACGGTATCAACATCATCAAGGCTGCATATCGCCCGGTACCTACCTGCCAGTTCATCCAGGTTACGCTGAAGGATGAAGAAGGGAAAGAACGTAAGTTACCGTTGTCTTTATCGGCTATGTGATTATGATTAACGACATGAAACCAGGGGAAGTCCGTCTGTTAGCAGACGGAACCCAGATAAAATTCCAGGAAGTAGCCAATATTACCAGCTTAGACAATCCGTGTCAGTATTGCGTGTTCGAGAATGAACGCTGCCAGGAACGCGCGATACTTCTTGGAGGATGCGACCCCATGACACGCGACGACGGAAAGTTTGGAATCTTCATTCACGCTGGAACAAATGCCTGACCTGTTCAAACCTCGCAGAGTGGCGGTGAAGATTCACTACAGCGCAATAAGCCAGTTTATGTTTCTCTGGGTGAAGTGGAACCGCCCCTGCGACTTATCAGTACAGCGTTCAAAAGAAAATCCCGTATGGCTGGGTGTATGTTTCAACGTAGAAAATAACGACACACTGGACATGATGGAAGAAGTACGTAAGAGTTTAAAAACCGAAATAATAGATTTATGATTGGGAAAAAAGTAGTAAGAATTCCTTTTAATTTGGAATTAGCTAAAAAATAATGAATGGTGAGATAGAAGGTAGGATTATAAGAAATGATGGAGCAAATGTACGTATTGTATCTTGGAATTGTACATCCATGTCTGAAAAGTATCCATTAGCGTGTTTTGTTGAAAATGGTATATCTGAACAATCGGAATTATATACTAATGATGGTAAATATAAATCTTGGGAAGATAAGGATATAAGAAATAGAGAAGATTTAAGCATAGAAATTACTTCATTTGTGAAAATCCAATTCAAGCCGTTTGACAAGGTATTAGTTCGTCAGTCAGAAACATGTAAATGGGAAGCATCATTTTTTAGCAATATAACTGACGAAGTTCATAAGTACAGATGCTGTGGTATGAACTATATGTTTTGCATACCTTACAACGAACAAACCGCACATTTGTTAGGAACAAAAGATAATTGGGAGGAATAATATGAGCGAAAAAGAGATTATAAAAAAGTTTTTAAATGAAAAGAATGGACAAATGTATTTCTCGCTAAAAACAGCAAAGGAAAGTACAAAATTTCCATACATATCAAGAGTATGGATTAAAGATGAAAAAATAATTGGAAAGCAGGTTGTGTTTGCATATGGAGAAGGATGTTGTACAGTTAGAAGAGCGGATGAAATAATAGAAGAAAAAATACAAAACGTATGAACGCAAGAGACCAAAAAAAAGTATGTGATTCAGGTTTTTGGATAATAAGAGCCGGAGAAAGAAATGGGAAACCAATTATCAAGGCAAAAAATTTGGATAATCCTGATTCATGGGTAACAATTAGAAGTGATTTTAAATCTAAAGCAGAGCGTGACCGGTACATGAAAGAGTTGCTGGAATATGATTTCTACATCGAAGACTAACAAAAAATCCCCGACACCGCAACCGGATGCCGGGGATTTTCATTTTTAATTATTCATTATTAATTAATTTAGGGTTCTCCCAGGTAATGACATATCGCCTCGTGCTGAAGCGGCGTAAGCGTGCGCTGCCCCTTCTTGTAGTGAAGTTCCTCCAGTCTTTTTTGTAGTTCCTCGTTCAGAACAATCCAGCGGCGTAGCTGGGTAACGGCACTGCGTGCAGAAGAACGCGGGAAGTATCGCAGTGCAAGGTCTGTCAAATAAATAGCGTGCATGTTGTATGTGTTTTCGTAAAGATAATAAAAATAATTAGGAATAAATTACCCCGTAGTAAACGCATTGTTACTACGGGGTAATTAATCAGTTACTAAGTAGTAATGATTGGGTTACTACGTAGTAGTTAAGGAAGCGGTTCTTCTTTGTCTTCCTGCAAGCTTTTCACCTTGTGGAAGCTCAGATTTGCGATGTTAAGCTGTCCTTTCAGCCCGATGCCCGGTCGGAACTGGAGAGTCACCTTCTTAATCATCGACGGGCTAAATGTGTCTTCCGTGGCGGTTCCTGTGCTGCGAAGCTGCGCCTGAAAGCTTCCCAGGTTCTCCAGTTTCACAATCTGTCCGGCTGCGATGTGCAGGTTAATACGCTTCACCAGGGCACGAATCACGTTCAGCACGTCACCGTCGGTCAGTGTGGTGGCATACGCTATCTCTTCAGACAGTTCGTTGATACCAACTGAGCCGGAAGCCTGTGCCTTGGCATAATACTTGTACTCTCCGCTTTCACGGTCCTGCGGATTGAGCATCTTTGCAACGCTGTAGTTAATTGCCATAATCTTTTGTGTTTAAGTGTGAATAATGTAGTTAACTTGTCATGACTCTGCAAAAGTAGGCACACCACGGCATAAAGAATTGACAATTTGGTATTTTAAAGCGAATTACGTATTTTTGTAAAAACAAAAATGCAGCAGCCAACTTGCATCAACTATTAATCCGTAGCATTATGGGAAGAAACAGTCATTTAATCGAAGAACGTAATCGGCAGATAGCACACAGTTACTTTGAACTGGAGCCGGTTCTGCGTAATTATTCCGACGTCGTAAAAGCCTTGTCGAAAGCTTTTTTCTTATCAGAATACCGCATTCAGGCCATTATCCGTGAGATGGTGAAGAACGACCAGTTCAAGCCGTCGGGCGAGGCAAAAAAACATGTGCGGAAAAAGATTTCCGCACAACACATTCAGCTGAGCCTTCAGCTATCGTTTTAACACAGGGGTAATGCTTATCTTCACATCGTGCACTTTCTGTTCGTCGCGTGTAAAGTATTCCGTTACTTTCACCGTGTAGGTAGACTCGTACACCTTTATGCAATGGTTGGCCGTATAGAATCGGCTGTTTGTGCGGATAAGCGTACTTCCTTCTATTTCGTGCCCCTGCACCAGCAGGTGCAGTCTGCGCCGTATGGCGTCCCTTTCCTTAATCTTTTCCACCGTTCCGCTACGGTAGTGCGTGTCGTCGTAGCAGTCGATAATAAGACGCACGCGCACCGTGCACACGCCTTCCTGACTCAACCCTAACACATTGCTCCAGCTTGTTTCCGCAGCGTCTATCAGCACAGCCGGAAAGGTGAGCGGATAGCTTTCGCGGGTGGTTTCGTCAATCATTTCCAACTGTCCGTAGTCTTCGTCCACGGTCTTCATATCGGGCATCTGTCCGCCGATGTAGTTAACGAGATTCTCTAAAATATGTTCCATAATTCTTTACAAATAGTTGCAATTCTCTTTCGATTATCTTGCGAATTTCTTTCGACATATTTGCGTCGGGTCCGAAGAAGTGGCGGCGCGGCATACGAATAAGCGAGCCTTCACGTTTTAGGGCCATGTTTCGCCAGAACATAGCTTCGCGTGTCAGCGCTTCGTTTCCCTTTGTCTTTCTGACTACACCTTTCTTGTTGTAAGTATATTTTGACTTTATAGGCTTATACTTTTTATTTCCTTTACTTCCAACAATACTTAGGTATTTCCACATAAAATATTTTTTCATTTTTGCGGTAACTGTAATTGTACCTCCTTCGTTGTGAATCTGTGCGTAGTCCACCTGGTTACGTATGTACACCTTCCCGGGTTCAGGCTTGAAGTATGTAGAATCGCGCAGATGTTTTGTTCCTGATTCCAAAGTCTTGTAGCTGGCCTGCGCTCCTTTGAAGCTCAGTTTGCGTCGGTAGGGTTCCTGCCATGCTCTGCCGTTGAAAGCGCTTTCAGAGAAGCGTTTTTTCGTCAGCGATACGGCTTTTGTTCCAACCTTGACGGGAAGTGTGCGGGTGTAGAGCGTGTTCAGACGCCTTACAGCGTTTTCTACTTGCTTTTGAATGTCGGGTGAACTCATTTCTTTTTGGCTTTAGCAATTAATCTTTCAATCATACCTCTTGTCAAAGGTCCCATCTTATCTCTTTCAGGACCCATATACATGGCGAACGCTTCGGCAAAGTATTCATGCTCTTCTATTGAAGAATAATAACCCATTTCACTCACTTCGTTTCTTCCGTCTATGGTTACTCCAGCCTTTCCGAATGTATCTATAGCATCCATCCTCATGTGATATAGACTTAAAAGCTTGTGCCCCAGTTCGTGGTCTACGACATCTCTCACTAAATCTTCTACGCTCGATATGGTATTATACTTCATTCCTTTCTTTGTTCTGAATTCCTCTAGTTTATCCCATACCTTTTTAGGATTATTCAGTAAGCTAAGATTAAAATTGAGACTGTTATCCGAATCATCCCATGACGCTAAAGCTTTTTTACTTCTTGGTGCTCCTATCTCAGAGAATGGAGGAATATTGAATTCTTTCATTCTCAGGTTGAGCTGATTCAGTATCTTCTGGAATACTTCTTCCTCAGACTTCTTAGGAGTTATTTCTACTTTTTGGGCTATGTTATTATCCAAGACAAACTGTTTGTAGTCAAACTTTGTCTTTTTAGCGACGGCTTTTTCTACCGCTTTCTTTGCTCCTGGATATGCTTCCTTGATATACGGATGCGAGTCGCTGAACAGCTTTCCGTCATCTGCGGGGTTGTTATCCAGTCCGGGGACGGAAGGAACGGGCTTGAAGTCGCCTACTGCGCCGGTGGTGGCCGGTTCGTCGGTCGCTTCGAGCGAGCACTTGCAGTTCCATCTGTCACCAGGGCGATGGCGAGCCCAGAAGGAATGGTTTACCGGAAGGGTTAGTTTTGCTTCCCAGTATTGCTTGTGCGCTATGTCAGGATCGGGCGAAGTGGTAGGCATCCACCGCAGGTTCGGCAATACGTCCTTGTATTCCTCGAAATGCTTCCAGTCTGCCGCCTGATGGGCGCGAAGTATGGCGGTGTCATATTCCGTGCGAAGCCATCGCACTACGTAATGATCCGTAATGTTCTGCACATCGTCAAGCCATTGCTCAAAGGGTTTCAGCTTTCCGTCCTTGTCGATAAGCTGTGCGGCCAGGTCATTCTGCATACGGTGAGTGCGGAATGCAGAGAACACTTCGTTATTGGTGCGAAGCTGTTCAAGGAACAGTTCATCGCCTGTAGGATAGCTGGAAGCAGACAGTCCTTCTACGGTGGCCTCATTGAACAGACGAAGCGTTTCTTCGAACGCATCACGCTGTATGTCGTCGCGCACGTTCATCCCGTCGTAGATATCGCGCAGCATCTGTGTGAGGGCTTCCTTGCTGAATTCGATACCCTGCTCCAGCTGATTATGAAAACCTCCGCACACGCCGCAGCGTTCACCGTAGAGGTTGTCCATTAAAACGGCAAAGCCCCGTCTTTCTTTTTCGGGGCTACTCCGAAAAAATCGCTCAACCAGTTGCGGAAGTCGGTTCGCGCCCGTTCGTACCAGGCTTTTGACTCGTTATCCATGTTCATGCGTCGGTCTGACTTTCGTTTCGGCTCCGTGTCCTGCGGTTTTTCCATCTGGTTGGCCATCTCCTGCTGTAGCTTGCGGTTGGCTTCTTCCTGCGCCTTGATTTCGGATTTCTGCTGTTCGTAGTCGTACGGCTTGTCAATTAGCAGCACTTCGTATATGTAGTCGTCAGACACGGGCACACCCATGGCTTTCACTTTCTGAATCACGTCTACCTGCTGATTAGGATTCAGGTTCCGGTTCTTGACGTAGACAAACTCACCGCCTTCCGTGTTTACACCCAGTGCGTTGAATATGTCCGTCATATTGTAGTTCAGCACATCGAGAATAAAGTCGCGGTCGTCGGCCTTCAGCATGTCTTCTTCTTCCTGGTGTACGGTACCAAGTGCCTGTGTGCCGGTGCTCTTGGCATCGGTGGTCAGCGTATTACCCAGCACGCGGACGGACATTTCCGTGTTGCAGGCATCCTTGAAGCGTTCGTACAGGTCTACCGTACCGCTTTTGTTGACACTCTCTATCAGGTTCAGGCTGCTTTCCTTGGGATGGATGTACACGGCGTTGGCTCCTTGTCGGCGTGCGTCCTGAATCAGTCGGCTGCGTGCTTCTTCGTCTCCGGCATCGTAGGTGTACTCACGTATGGGCATACCGAATATTTCGCAGAACTGTTTCCAGTTCCCGAAGTTGCTGCGCTTGTAGAGCACCATCGGAAGAAGTTCGGCCATCATTCCCAGGTCGCGCGGGTTGTCGCCCACGAACAGCATGTTTTCAAAGGCATCTACGGGTATTCCTTCCGTGTCGCTCTGATACTTCAGGATGACACGGCGTACGGGGTCGTAGTGCTTGTAGGGCACATGGTAGTAGTTTATGAATCCGTCATCGCCACGGTAGAACTGGAACAGGCTGTATCCGTAAAACTTAGACATGAGCACTTCCTTCACAAACTTGCGGAACCAGGGCGAACGGATTTCCTTGTTCACGTTGTCGTCGGGCTTCCCGTCGCGACGGAACTCGATAGGTATGCGGCTTACACCCACCTTCCGCTTTTCGATGATACCGCCCAGGTGAAGGTCAAGCATGGCCGATTCGTACATGTCATACAAGCGTGTGCGGTTGTAGAAGTCGATGGCTTTGGCAGCGTTTAGCGCACTGATGTAGGACGACATATCGAAGTAGAACAGTTCCGGCATCTGTAGGATGATGTCGGGTTCCACACGGGCGTAGGGTCCGGTGGTATAGGCAGGTGTTATCTGGGTGTATCCGCCTTCTGTGATGCGGCGTTTTTTCTTTGGTCTGGCCATAGTTTAAAAGGGTTTTAAAAGTTGATTAAAAGTAGGAATTCCACGGCTCGTTGCTGGCTATCTGCCAGGGACTGTTGTCGGTCTGCGTTTCGGCAGGAAGTTCGGGAAGTCCTTCTATGTTGGCTTTAAAGTCGTGCACATCGCGAAGGAACTGCATCGCGTCGTCATACCGTTCCTTCCTTATGTCTGACATCTTGTAAGGGTTGTGCTGGCAGAATATCTCATACACGGCAATGTCAAGGCAGATTTTCAGGATAAGCACGTTCCGTTCTTCGCCTTGTGCGGAGAAGATGGCATCGCAGTCGTATCGGCTGTTCAGCAGGCTGCGCACGGTAGCGATGGCACGGTTTTCGCAGACTTCAATCACGGCACTGCTTCCGGATTCTTCGCGCAGCAGGCTGTCCAGAATGTCACGGTGTATCGTGGCATCGTAGTCGGTAAGTTCTATAAAGTTGTTCATATCACCATGAAAAAGGGTTACTATCTTTGAACTCGCTGTAGCCGATGGTTACACCGGGGTCGAGTTCTTTTATTTTCTCATTGATTATGTTGAAGCATCCTTCTATACAGTCGGGTCCGTCGGCAGGATACGGAAGGGAAAGCTCGAATAGGCTGAACTGTTCGCGCAGTTCCTTCATGTGCGGGTTATCCTTTTCTTCTTCATTAAATACCCACATGCCGTTCCGGTCGATGGGTTCCAGGTTAGCCTCTATACGTGTGGCCTTATCCATTTTGCTGCGTCCGTCTCCCTTGATGTAGAGGTTATCTTTCCGCTGCTCGTTCTGCTCACGGATAAGTGGTTTGAAAACTTGCTCAAAGAAAGGATCCTGAAGCGTATTGTTTTCCTGGTAACAGTAAACTGTGCACTGGCTTCCGATGTACTTTCGGAGCTGGTAGAACCAGTCGATATACTCCGCATTCGTGACACGGCCTACAAAACCCTTGATGATGTAGAAGGTGCTGCGTATCTTTCCGCACGCCCATACGGCTTTAGTGGAGCTGGCTTTGTTCTTGCTGTTGCTGTAGGCAGGGTCGCCGTAGATTACCACAAACTTGAACTTCTTCAGCGGAGGTACTTTCCCGTAGGGCAGGTTGTGGAAGATGTTTCCTTCCGTCACGGGGTTGTTCATGTATTCCCCCTCGTAGGCCGCCTTGCTGATGCTTTTGCGGATTCGCTCTATGGCTTCTTGTGTGTTCTTTTCGGGCCAGTTGCTTTTGCCGTTCTTGTCTACCAGGTTCACTATGTCCCAGTGGTCGGCCATGGCACCGGCTCGTGCCACGCAGGTGTCTTTGGCGATGATGTTTCCGCAGAAGATAACCAGTGTTTTCTCAGACACGGAACGCGTAGGATACAGGGCTTTTTCCCACCACTTCCACTTCTTGTTCAGCGTATCGGGGTTACGGCAGTCTACGTCGGTGTCGAAGTCGTCCACCAGCAGCACATCCGGACGCGCCGCACCGTTACGGGTACCACGGGGAGCGTTACCCGCGCCCACGCCTGTAAACGCACATCCGCACTTGCATACAAACTCCGTGTCGGTCCACTGTCCTATGACAGGCTGGTCTCCGTAAAAAGCCTTGATGCGTCCGTTAGATTCAAAGTTACCCTTATACGGACGTAGCAGCTTCTCCGCGCTGGTTTCTGTGGCACTTGCCAGGATGACGTTTTTCTTTCGTCCGGTCAGTGCCAGATACATCACGCAAAACATCACAATGGTACTCTTTGCGCTCTCACGGCTCCAGCTCAGCACTTCAAACCATTCGTCGTGTTCCAGTATGCGCTTAATGGCCTTAATCTGGAATTTGGCAAAAGGATACTTGGCATACATGGGAAAGAAATACTGTATCCATTCCACGGGGTGAGCCTCCAGATACATTTTCTTCTTGGTTTTCTCCGCTTCCGTCATGTTCACCTCTACGGGCGTGGCACATTCAATGTCGCGGCGGTATTCTTCCCATTCCTTCAGCTTCTGTTTTTCTTCGTAGGTAGCCATATCACTTAATCTGTTCTTTCAGGAACACGTCCCACAGTTTTACATACTCTTTTGCTTTCTCCAGATCGATGCGGCGAAGGAACTCACCGAAACGCATTCCCACGCTGATGATGTCGCTGATGCCTACATCTGTTTCCATGCTTTTGATGGCGGCTGCCAGCTTTACCATCACGTCGGCTTCTTTCGTATCCGGCTGACGTTTGGCCGGTTCACGCTCCAGAATGGCCATATTCATGTTATTAAGGTGCTGATACATTCTGCTCAGTATCGCCTCGCGTGTCACGGTCATTCCGGCCTTCAGGTTGTCCCAGTTTCCGGCCTTTGCCCATCGGCTGATAGTCTGACGCTGTGCGCCTACCTTCTGCGCTATCTCCTCGTAGGTGTAGCTTCCGAGCAGGTAGATTTCGCGTGCCAGCATCTTTTTCTGTTCACTTTTCAAATCTGCCATAGTCGATAATTAATTCATTACGGAGCAAATTTCTTGTAATAAGGTGAGAGCGTGAAAGCTGGTTTTCATCATGCCACATTATCGTAGCACGCTGAAAAACAGCTTTCTGTACCTTACTGGGAATTGCGAATTTTGCCACAGAGAAAAAAGCGTAACAATGGATAAGATTTTCAAAAATCAGATACCCGGTGAGGGAACGGTTAGCGTATTGATGTACGGTAATGTAGGAAACGGAGAAAAGGCAGACAGCGGGCGCGTTGTGGCCGAGCTGATGGAGTTGGCTGCTGCATACGGAAAAATCGACGTACACATACATTCCAACGGTGGCGATGTCTTCAGTGGCATTGCCATCTACAATGCGCTTCGCACCGTGGATGCTGATGTAACGATATACATAGACGGGCTGGCTGCCAGCATTGCGGGCATCATCTCACTGTGCGGAAAGCCTCTTTACATGAATAAGTACGCACGCATCATGCTGCACCGCGTGTCGGGCGGTAGCTACGGAAACGCCGACGAACTGCGGAAAGCGGCCGATCTGGCCGAATCGCTCGAAAATGACCTTTCGCGCATGATTGCCAGCCGCTGCAAGATGGATGCGGAAGAAGTGAGGAAGAAGTATTTCGACGGGTCGGAACACTGGATTTCGGCCAGCGAAGCACTTGCGATGGGCCTTATTGACGGGATAGTAGACACCGGAGAGGCACTGAGCGAAAACGCTACCAACACGGAAGTATATAACTATTTTATGAACCGGCTCAACGAGCCACAAAAAACAAGAGATATGGCTTTATTCGAAGAATTGAAAAAACGCTCCTCATTCGCCAATATGGCCAATGAAGAAGACATGCTGAAACACATTACCACCATGGGGAATCAGGCGGCAAAGGTGCCTGCTCTCGAAGCAAGGGTAACAGAACTTACTAACCAGATTGCGGAAAGCAAGAAAACCGCACACCAGGCTTTCTTGAATCAGGCGGTAGCGGAAGGAAAACTGACTAAAGAGCAGGTTCCTGTATTCCTTAATCTGATGATGTCTGACGAAGCCAACACCAGAAAGGCGATTGAAGAAATGCCGAAGAAAGGAACTGTACGCGTAGAAGATATTCTTCAGACAGGAGGCGGCGCAGGAGGAGCAGGAAAGAACGACCTGGTAAACATGAGCTGGGATGAGATTGACAAGGCAGAAAGACTGGCTGAACTGAAAAACCAGTATCCGGAACTGTACAAACAGAAGTATAACGAAAAATTTGGTAAATAACTATGGCTATTCAAAGAGAACTCTGGCAGAACACGATCATCGAAGGTCTGTTTGCCGACAACTCATTTATGAGTAAGGCGGTTAACGACGATATGTACGTTAACATGGGAAAGAAAGTGCATATTCCGAATGCGGGTGCTCCGAGTGCGGTTGAAATTGACCGTTCCAGTCTTCCTGCTGAGGTAAAGACTCGTACCGATGTGGATGTAGAATATTCGCTGAACGAATTGACTACAGACCCTATCCGTATTCCACATGCAGAAACGGTGGAACTTAGCTACAGCAAGCGTAACAGTGTAATCAGTCAGGACCGTTTGCAACTGATTGAAAAAGCGGCTGAACAGATGCTGTACAACTGGGCACCAGACAGCACTCACTTTGTACGTACTTCTGGAACAAAAAAAGTAACGGCACATACTAAGGACGCAACCGGAGAACGTAAGGCGCTTGTAAAAGCTGATGTATTGGATTTGATGACAAAGTTCAATGCTGACAACATTCCCCAGGAAGGACGTTACCTGCTTCTTGATGCCTATATGTATGCACAGTTGCTCGACGACCTGACAGAAGGCGACCAGCGTGCGTTCTTTGCATCGGCCGATGCACAGAGAGGTATTTTGGGACAGCTGTTCTCATTCAATGTGATGCAGCGTTCGCAGGTACTCCGTTATGCAACCGGTGGAACTTTGACAAAGTGGAGTGTTTCTGGCGAAACAAGCGACAACGCAGCCGGTCTGGCATGGCAGACAAACAGCCTGAGCCGTGCACTGGGAGAAGTAAAGATGTTTGACAGTACAGACAACCCTCTGTATTACGGTGACATCTATTCCTTCCTTATTCGTGTGGGTGGAACCATCCGTCGCAACGACAAGAAAGGTGTGTATGCACTGGTACAGGATGCAGCAGGAGAATAGGAGGAACGCGTATGGCATTACCCAAAATCTCCATTAAGTTTCTGACAGGTCAGCTTGGCACGGTAGCCGAAAGCCAAGACGGCCTGCTGGCACTGGTGTGCGGGGGAACAGCTGTATCCGAAACATTCAAGCTGAATACTCCCTACACGATTTACCGCCTTACCGGACTGGAAGACCTTGGCGTGACAAAAGAAAACAACGCCGGACTGTATAAGATGGTACAGGAATTCTACCAGGAAGCGGAAGAAGGTACGAAAGTGGTAGTGTATGCGGTGGCCAAGACTACGAAAATGACCGATCTGTGCGACAAGGACAGCGGACCGTTACGCGGCCTGCTGCAAAGCCAGAAAGGTGAGCTTCGTGCGCTGGTCATTGCTCGCGACCCGGATGCGGAAGAAGTGGAAGCTACGGAAGGACTCGACCCTGACGTATTTACCGCGTTGCCTAAGGCGCAGGCGCTGGCAGAATGGGCTACCACGGAACTCTATGCACCTATATTCATCGCACTGGAAGGAAGAAGTTATAAGGATGCAGCTTCACTGAAAGACTTGTCCGACGGTGAAGACAATCGAGTGGCCATCGTGATTGGCGATATAGAATCGGCAAGTAAAGGTGCGGCTATGGGAATTTTTGCAGGCCGTGTGGCATCCAGCCCAGTGCAGCGTAACATAGGACGTGTGAGAGACGGTGCGCTGTATCCAACCGTGATGTATATCGGTGAGAACACCGTGGAAGACAGCATGGACGATGTGGCTACCATCTACGACAAAGGTTACATTACCCCGCGTATTCATGTGGGCCGTTCAGGATACTTCTACACGGACGACCGTCTGTGTGTAGATCCTACCGACGACTACGCACATATCACAAACAGACGTGTAATTGACAAGGCATACCGTATTGCATACGATACGCTGCTGGATTACCTTCTCGATGAAGTCTACGTAAACCAGGACGGAACCATGCAGGCCGGAATCCTGAAAAGCTGGCAGGCTGCTGTGGAAGGTGCCATCAACTCCAGCATGACGGCTAACGGTGAACTGAGTGCGGACACTTCTGCCGGTGAAAGCGGTGCTACCTGCTACATTGATCCGACGCAGAACGTACTGGCTACATCTACCATAAAGATGACGCTCAAAGTGCGTCCGTATGGATACGCAAGACAGATTGAGGTAGAACTTGGATTTGATGTACAGACTAACTCATAACGACTATGGACATATTTAACAGTAAAGAATACGAATGGAGCGATATTACGGCCATCGTGGCAGGTCGTCCGGTGACTAAGATTCGCGCTATTTCCTACGTGAAGAAACAGGAAAAGGAAGCGCTGTACGCAAAGGGAAACAAGCCGCACAGCATTCAGCGAGGTAACAAGTCGTACGAAACAAGCCTCACGCTTTTGCAGAGTGAACTGGAGGACATTGAAGCCTCTTCAGGTGGCGATGTGCTGGATGCCTCATTCAATGTGGTTGTTTCCTATGGTAATCCTTCTAAAGGAGATGTGATTAAAACGGACCTGATTGAAGGAAACGAAATCACGGAAGTTCCAAAAGGTATGAACCAGGGCGACAAGTTTTCAGAACATGAGCTTCCTGGAATCGCTCTCAACATCAAGAACAATTATGTATAACCCTTTTTAAACAGTATTTAAAGATGTTTCAATATACAGAAGAACAGCTCAAAGAGTGGAAAGAAAAGCACGGTGAAAACAACGTGTTTGAGATTACGGTAGAAGATAAGAAGTGTGTGCTGCGCAAGCCAAACCGGAAAGACCTTTCGTATGCGCTGGCTGCCAGTTCAGGTGGTAAGGATGCCGTAAAAATGAATGAGGCCCTGCTGAATAACTGCTGGATTGACGGTGACAAGGAGATGAGGGACGATGATGCCTACTTCTTCGCTGTGGCCGAAAAGATTCAGGGAATGATGGAGGCGAAGGAGGCCGAATTAAAAAAGTTGTAGACCGTGCAGACGGTAGTGTAAAAGCCAACTGGATTGGCTATCACAACACGCTGTTGAGGTATTACCTGCATCTGGACCCTGATACGCTGAGCGATGAGCAGTGGGCTGAAACGATTGCCCAGCTGGCCGACATCCGGAAACAAGAAGCTAAAGCCAACAAGTTATGAACATTCTACAATTCCTTATAGACATACGAAGCCGTGACAACGGGGTAATAGGACAAGTTACCCGTATGCAGGAACGTCTGGACGCTGCCGACCGTTCGGCCAACCGCTTATCTACCACGATAGGCGGACGG